TTGAAAGCCTTCGCCTTCCAAGTGCAGCAAACCCAAAACGCCCAGATCGGCCGGGTCGGCGCCGTCCCCGCGCTGCAAGGCCAGATGATGCAGACCGCGCCATGAAAACCGTGACCGTCTCCAGCATCGTGGCCAACGCGGCGAGCCGCGCCGGCTTGGATGGTTCGTCCATCGGCAACCTGCCAAGCGTGACCAAGAGCATTATGGTCGACAACCTGGGCTCGCATCTGAAAGACGCCTGGGAGTTTTTTGACTGGCCGGATTTGTGCCGCACCGAAGAACGCACGGTGCAGACCGGCGTAGACGAGGACATTTACATCGACTTGGCGCAAGCCGGCGAGACGGAGATCGGCGACGTGTTCTCGGTCTTTCAAGACAATCCGAATACCCACGCCGCGCCGAGAGAGATCAGTTTCTCCCTGGATTTGGACAAAGTCCGCCTGCCGAGCGATTGCCCCAGCGTCATCTATGTTCGTTTTCGGCTGACCCCCGGCGCTGAGCCGCGTGATCCCAATGGGCTTGTCGTTACGCCTGTCGTCGACGGCGTGGTGGCCGCCCAGACTGTGCCGCAGATATTGGCCGACTACTGCAAGTTCTCCCTGACCGGCGACCTGCTGACCGAAGACGGGCAACTGGACAAAGCCCAGGTGATGTATGGACGGGCCGAGCTTTCGCTCGTCAAAGAAACCGAGAAATTAACCCTTCAACAACGCCAAGTCCGCCGGTGGACCGCAAATGTCGGACCTTACTGACACGGAAAACCATGGGATTCCTTAACAGCAAAATTACCAACGGCCTCTCCGGCGGCGCCTACATGGGCGATACCAACCAGCGCACCGGCGACTGGCTCGCCATCCAGGTCCTTGCCGACACAAAGTTCTCCGTATTAACGGGCAACATTGCCGACGACCCGAGCTCGGTCCTGGCGGCCGAGGCAAGCGCCTTTTACTCCGCGACGATCCCGGCCGGCACCACGCTATTTGGCAAGTTCACCTCGATCAAAATGCACAGCGGTCGAGTCATCGCCTACAACGCCTGATGACGGACCCGATTGAACACTAAAAACTAAACACTAAAGACAAAACTATGGGATTCCCTAACAACAAAATCACGAATGGTTTAAGTGGCGGCAACTACATCGCCGACACAAATCCGCGCACCGGGCAATGGCTCGCCGTGCAAGTCCTGGCCGATGCCAAGTTTCACACGCTGACCGGCAACATTGCTGACATTGCCAACACGACGGAGGCCAGTGCGCCGGTCATTCCGGCCGGCAGCACGATCTTTGGCTATTTCACCGCCATCGACCTGCACAGCGGGCGCATTGTTGCTTACCAAAATTAAAATGATCTTAGCGCCGATATTGTCGTTGGCCCGACCGACCGCCGCGCCCGCCCCAGCATTTCCAAGTGCAGGGCTTTTGGCATTCTGGAAACTTGCTGACTTAACAGACTCAAGTGGCAATGGAAACGCACTGACGAATAACAACGATGTAACGTTTGTCGCGGGAAAGGTAGGAAACTCGGCAGCAATGGCTGATGGACAATATTTATCTCGGAGCCTAACCGTTTCAGTCGAATGCACGGTTAGCTTTTGGGCAAAACTAACCTCAAGCACTTTCACTGAATGGGGAGGAAACTACGTTTTTGAAAAAATCGGCGGTGCTGGAGTTGTTTTAATGGAAACTGGTCATGCCCGATTGTCCGATGGGGTGACATTTAACGTAGACTCTGCTTCAGCGGTTGTAAGTGCTGGCGGGTGGGAAAATTGGCACCACTTCGTCCTTACTATAGAAAATGATGAGGATGACGAGCCTACCCTTGGCAAGCTTTATGTCGATACGGTTTTATGCGTAAACGCAGACGGCAACACGATGACCTTGACGGTTGCCGCCCCCGTTATTTTTCCATCAACTCCAGGCAACAATTACACCCCAGCAAGCGTTCAAATTGATGCTGCTGGCATCTGGTCGCGTGTTTTAAGCGCACCCGAAATTGCACAACTTTACAACAACGGAAACGGAGTCGAGCCGTAATCACTATGGACATCACAGCGATCAATTCTGCTATTGACACAGCTTACTCTGACGCGCTTGCCAACGGAGGTCAGCGTGTTATGCCTCAAGTTATAGCACCAAACGTCACGATTCGGACAGACTCTTATGCATCAATGAATGGATCTGGATTTCGTGTGCTGTGCTTCATAAAAAGAGCAGATGGGGCGTTTGTTCTGCGGGTAAAAAATTACGGCCCAGATACACAAAGCGAAAGAGAATGGCCGCAAGAAGGAATTGAAACGGCACTGCAAAATATGCCTCCGCCGCTTTACAGGCCATGAGTTGGCAGTCGCACCTCACAACCGTGGAACGCGGCGCTCTCGGAACTTTTGCCAGCCTTGGCAGCGCGGCCGTCTCCATGGTGAGCCACCTGGAGCTCTACCTCCGGGTAGCCGGCCTTTGCGTCGGGCTCGCGGTCGGCGTCGTCACTTTAATTTCGGTCCTTCACGACCTTCGGAAGAAACAACAACAGAAGAACAAATAATATGCGCAACTGGAAAACGACAACACTCGGCGTCTTGACCGCCCTAATCGCCCTGGCCACCGGGGCCAGAGAATTTCTCACCACCGGCAGCCTGCCCGATCTTGGCCTCATTGCGGCCTCGCTCGCGGCCGCCTGGGGCCTACTCGTCGCCAAGGACGCCGATGCTCGGGGCTAAATTCGTCGCAGCTGGCCTGGTCTTTGCGGCCTACCTGCTACTGCCCGGATGCGTGAGCGTGGGATACGACTTCCTCAAGCAGCAGGCAACACTGACTTACAACCCGCCCAAACTGCACGGCCTCAAGAAGTAAATGTGGAACTGGATTCTGAGACTATTTGGCAAGCCGTCCGGCGCTACCCGAGCGCCGGCCTCGCCGAGCTCTGCATCCGACTCCATAATGAGCTTCGCCGTCGAGCCGCCGCTGACGAGCTTCGACGAGCGCAAGGCCTACACGCCAAACAAGGGGAGCAGCGTGATCCGGCCGGAGGCGGTAGTGCTGCACCACAGCGACGGAAGTTACCGGGGCGGAGTGGCCTGGATCGCCAACCCGGAATCTAAGGTGAGCTACCACGTGCTGATCGCCCGGGACGGCCGCCGGACTGTGTTTGCCAACGACACGGAACGCGCCTGGCACGCGGGCAAAAGCAACTGGTTGGGGCGCCCGGACCTCAATAGCTGGAGCCTCGGGCTCGCCTGGGAGGGGAATACTTACGATTACCCCTTGGGCGATGACGCCATGGCGTCCGCTATCGAATACTTGGTGCCGCGCATGAAGAAGTGGGGCATCGACCTCAACATGGTCGTGACGCACCAGCAGGTCAGCCCGGGCCGAAAGACGGACATCTCGCCCGCCGATGCAACTAAATTTCGCACCAAACTGGAAGAAGCACTGAACTAATGGCCATTGACTCACCAGTGCAACGTGACGGCGACCAAGGTTTCCTTGGTTTTGCTTCGCGCTTGAACCCGCTGACCCTGCCGCCCGGAATGCTGCAAGATAGCGTGAACATGCGGCTGGAGCGGGGCACGGCGCAGACCCGAAAGGGGGCGAAACGGCTGGCCGATGCCATCTCGACAACAGACACGCCGCTCGCGCTGTCCTTTGACCTCGCTGCGGACAAAAACATCAGCACGATAACCCGCAGCGGCACGCTCGCCACAGTGACCACAACCGCCGCGCACGGCTACACCAACGGCAACCAGGTAAACATCCGCGGCGCCGAGGCTCCTAACGCGGCCCTCTATAACGGCGACTTCGTGATTAGTGCGGCCGGCGGGAGCAGCTTTCAGTATACGATGACCGGCACGCCGACGGCGGACGCCACCGGGACGCTTTTTGCCAATAAGGGGCCGATAGTTAAGACGACCTACGGCGGCGGCATCTTTGCCTCCGGCGTCTTCGCTTCGCGCAACTATGAAAACGCTGCCGAGTATATCGTGATGTGCGGGCCGAGCAGCGCCTTCCTCTGGCGCAACACCCCGTCGGGCGACGAGGTGGAGACGTTGGTATACCCCAACTCGCCGGACGAGACGATTGAACCGACCGACAATGTCTCGGTGGTGCAAGCCTTTGACCGGCTTTACATCCTGCGGGAAGCGGAGCAGACACCAGACACTGAGTGGGCCAACCGGCTGCTTGGGGTCGATCCCGGCGTTTTTACCGTGACGATTGCTTCGCCTGGGGTGGTGACTAAGACGGCGCATGGCTTGGAAAACACCATGGCGGTGACGCTGTCGACGACCGGTGCCCTGCCGACCGGGCTGGTAGCCGGCACGATCTACTACGTCATTAACAAAACGGCCAACACCTTTCAGCTTGCGGCGACCAGTGGCGGCGTGGCGATCAACACGAGCGGCAGCCAGTCGGGCGTGCATAGCCTGACTCCGGTTTCGGCCGCGGTCAGTAGCACGACGGCCACGATCTTCTGCAAAAACCATCCCTACCTGGCCGGCCAACGGGTGCGGCTGGAGGCAGGTGGGCCGGCGGCCTTTAACGGGCATGAGTTTGACGTGCTTGGCGGCGCCGACGCGCCGACAACCCACACTTTTAGAGTGACGGTGCCGAACCTTACGGCGAACGACACGGCATCTTCGGCGACCCGGGCGACGCGCCGAGTGAAGCCTCCGATCTATTGGACCGGCACCGGAAGTTTCGTCCGGGCGGCGGGCGGCGTGCCAGCTGAAGGTGCGACCTATCGCAAAATGCGATCCGTGGGCTGGGCGAGCTACATCCAGAACCGGCTCATCATCCCTGACGGCCGCGACCAAGTGGCGATTTCCGACTACCTGGATGCCGACCTCTACGATCCTTTCTACCAGAGCTTTCGCGCCGGGGCCGGGGGCAGCGACTACATTGTCGCCGTGCATCCCTGGGTGGAGGGCAGCGCCTTGGTCTTCGCCCGCAAAAGCATCTGGCTGGCTACGCTGGGCCAGTTGCCCAGCACGGACGGCGCCAGCTTTGCCATCGACACAGCTGTCGCTAAGTTGGAGCTAATCACCGATGAGATCGGCTGCTCGGCCCGCAACTCCATCGCCACGGCCGGCCGCTACGTGTTCTTCCTCTCGGACGCCGGGGTCTATCGCCTCGATACCCAGCTCGACCTCAAGTTACGCGGCGACACCAAGCCGCTGAGTGATCCGGTCGCCGACCAGTTTGAGCGCATCGACCAGAGCAAGGTCCACCGCGCCTTTGGGCTTTGGCACAACAACCGCTATACCCTGGCCGTCCCCACGATCGATTCGCCGGATGAGACGAATGATCTGGTGATCACCTACTCGGCCCTCAATGACCAGTGGGAGAGCCGCGACATTTACGGCATTGGCGTGGATGCGCTCATCGTCGGAACCTACAGCGATGTGCGCCGCGTTTTCAACGTGCGCCGGACCGGCAGCCTCTTCCTCCTCGACGAGAAGGATGACGGCACCGACGACGAGCCGAGCGGGAGCAATGTGGGCCTGGTGGTCGGGACGATTAGGACGCGGCGCTACAATATGGGCAACATGCATAGCAAGCGATTCACCCGCGCTTTGAGCGATGTGGTCCTGCCAAGCGCCGGCTCAATCACGGTCGAGGCGGAGCTCTTTAACCCGGACGCCCCGGTCACGTTGGTGCCAGGGCAAAGCAACGATACCGGCGCAGAGGAAGACTACACGCTCAAGCAGCCGATCCGCCGCAAGGCGCACGCCGCCGAACTCATCTTTCAGACCAACCTCCAGCGCCCCGAGATACGGAATGTCTCGATCGAGGCGGCGCTTGAGGGACTCCCGCAAACCGACACCCGCAACGCAGCTTAATTATGGCCGACCTAACCCTCACCCCAATCAAAACCTTTGTCTCTGGCGAGAACGTCACACCAACAAAACTCAATCAACTCAGCCAGTCCGCCGTGGCGCTGACGGCCGCAACGATTGTCAACGCCGACGTGTCGCCCAGTGCAGCAATCGCGCTGTCAAAGCTCGCAACCGGCGCCCTGCCTGCGGCGATCACCGTGACGACGGCCAACGTAGTGGATGCGTCTATTACCGCCGCGAAGCTCAACGGCGCACAAACCGGCTCGGCGCCGGTCTTCGGCTGCCGCGCCTGGGTCAACTTCGATGGCGTGATGACCAACGTGACCGGCGCCAGCTACAGCCGCACGACGACATTGGTAACTGTGACCCGGGCGTCGCACGGACTGACCACAGGCAACAAGCTGGTGATTTCCTCGGCGACTGACACGGGGCTGAACACGGCGGCCAACACGGCGAGCACAGAGATCACGTTTGTCGATGCCAACAACTTTACCTTTCAGACGGCGGCGACCGGAACAACAACCGGGACGCTGACCTACGCCCGCGGCATCCGCGGGGCGGGCAATGTGGCGAGCGTAACGCGCAATGGCACCGGAGACTACACCGTCACCTTTGCCACGGCGCTGCCTTCGGCAAACTATTCTGCGGTGGCCTCGTCCGGCGCTCTCGATACAGACACTGGTGCGGAATCGACCGCGACAACGAACCGAACAACGGCGTCATTTTCCGTCTACACCGCCAACACATCGACCGCGGCCAACCGTGCAGAGGTATCCGTGGTCGTCTTTGGCTAACATGACCCCATGGCAAAAAGCGGCTCAATGGTATGACGAGTATTTTCCTGGACAAAACTTTGGCCTCGCCCTGGCGGCTAACATTGCCCGGCCGGACGGGTTTGTCGTGTCGTTCAACGATGTCTTTGTTATGGGCCAGGAGGTCCGCTGGGACGCGGCCTCGCGGAGCATCACGCCAGGCGAGCCGAATGCTTGGTATGTCCAGCTGGCGGCGGCCGGCGATGGGGCCAATGCGCACGAAAGGTTTCTCAGCTCGGCGGCCAAGCCGCACGAATACGTC